TACAAAAAGCTCCTGCTTTCTCGTTAGTTTTTTATGCTCCAGAGGGACACGCCTGCTGATCTTCTTTGGTCGAGCGCACAAGGCTTTGCTGTTATCCATTGCCAGAGTTTATGTGGGCAGAGGCCCGTTGTCAAAATATCCCTATATAGCTGTAGCCAGAGAAATAAAAAAAATAAAAAACGATTTCAAAACGCATAAACGGAATATCGATATTAAGCTTGTCTAATTACTAAAACATAACCGTGTAACCTTGCCGTAACCGCCGAAAGCCCCTTGGTTCGTGGCCCCCGGGCCATTGGTTACGGCGTTACGCCGGTTACGGCTATTTTTTTCAAAAATAAAAAAAAATATTTCTCCAGCCACAGCTATATAGTAGGTTTTATGCAACCGATTCCGATACATTCGCCGTCGCAGAGGATTTCCCATTCGATGGAGGGTTCCACCTTGTGCAGGTTGAGGTAGTGGGGTTTCAGGCTTTCTACGTAATCGGCAATCTTCTGATTGATTTCATCGGCGTCTTTGCCGTCTAGGATGACGCGGTATATGCGTGGTCCGACGTCGCCGGAGGGTGTGGTAAGTTTAACCAGGGCGGAGGCTGTGATGGCTCCTTTGCCTTCGTGGGAGAATAGTTTTTTCATTCGATTCTCCAAATTCTAGCGCCACCTGCGTCTTGTTTTCGATACATATATCTCCTGCCGGGTAGCCCTCTGGTGGAACGCATTCCATCTAGCCCTCTCCGTGCCTCCTCTAAATCATCAAAATAAACACTATCTCCTATCTCCATCTCACGCACAAACGCATACTTGCTTTCACCATGTATAGGGATATTTTTTTCAATTTTCATTAGTTAGCTCCTTGGTAATAGATGTTCCACGTGAAACATCTAGGTAGCTCAAAATATGAGCCACACACCATGGTAGCATACTCTATGTGGAAAGCTATACTCTATTTTTTGCGGCGAAATGTTTTAAGCGTCTTCGCCAGATTGGCCTGCCGCCGGGTGGTGGGATTTTTGGATTTCGCTGCCTTGTTCAGCTTTTTGGCAGAAATGGTCTTGTTGCCTTTGACCCCCAGCTTTTTCCGGAGCGCACCGGGATTTTTAATTGCTTTTTGTATCCACTTTTTAGCCATGTTTTTTCTTCCTCCGTTTCTTGCGTTTACGGCGGCGGTCAACAACCGCTGCTTTCATCTCGGTGCCGTTGGCGGCGAGGGCTGATTTGAGACACTCGTTGCAAAACGCCGTGGTCCGTTGGCGGTAGGCCGTCATCATGTGGTCTTCGACGCTGTTTTTTACCGACCAGTCCGCTACTTTCAGATCCTTGGGCGGATTGATGTAGTCTTCTCCGGTGTTTGAAAACCAGAGTTGTCTCAGGTTTTTCCCGCTGGAGGGGCGGTAGCCTACCCGAGGTATCCTGGCAACCACGTCACTGCCGTGTACGCAGGAATAAAAGGATTGCAAGTGATCCATGCGGCATTCTTTAAATTTCGAGAAGGTGTTGGGCTTCCCAAAAGCAAAGAGGTGCAGATCGCTGAACTCCCGGCACAGGTGGGCGGATACCTCGGCACACGCACCCCCAAGTGAGTGGCCGACGAAAATTGTTTTGTTGGCAGGGTTCAGTTGTTCACGGATGTTCTTCCAGACGCCTTGTTGGGCAAGATAGAAACCCAGATGTATCCACGCGTTTTTGACCGGGATAAAAAAGAAGAGGAGGTTGAAGGCCCAGTCTTTTTTCTCGGCGGTGCCTTTGAACACCACCCAGTCCTCACCCTTCTGGGGGTTACGGATCAGGAAAGCGGTGGTGGAAGTGCGTTTGTTTTCAAATTTCTGTGCGCCGGGGATGGTGTCGTTGTAGGCCGCTTCGGCAAGCTCGGCGGCGCGGGTGAGCAGTTCGATGTTGTGGTGCATAAAAAACCCTGACTCAGTATAGGAAAACACTGCGAAGCGTCTTAGGATACCAAATCAGGGTGATCTCATCTAGGAGCTAGCTAGAATAGAAAAGGAACCTTAGCCAAAGCGTCGAACGCTGTCAACGTAGTCCACCAGTTGATTGATCATCTTCTCGGTATCGAGGGGATGGTCCCGCAAGATCCGGCACACAGCATTGGTGTCATTGATGAGCTGCTGGGTACGCAGCGCGTCGTAAGCTTGGTCACCCGCGTCTGGATCTTCCTCGGGTGGGCTGAACGTATCCATGCAAACGTCTGTCAGGTCTTTCTCCCATTCAGGAGTTTCGTCATTGTGCGCTTGTTTCATGTTTGCCTCCAACTGTGATAGCACGATTGTCCCATATGTAATGTGGAATGGCAACTAAAAATGTGCTAAGGTTACGCCCATGTGCATTACTCTGCTTATCGTGGCTGTAATGGCCTTAAACGTCAGCCTCTTGGTGTGGCTGGAAACAAGGGACCCCGGGAAGTTGCTGGAGGAGAGAGATGAAAAAACAGTATTCTTTTGAAACGGTCGAGGCGGTGCGTTACGCTCGGAGAGTTGAGAAACGCTCAGTAGCCTGGATCGCAGCCCGTTTTGAAATACCCATCGACACAATAAGGGACTGGTTATACCGTGGAACTCGACTGGAACAATGAGGTGTATCCAGGGTATCGTTACAACTGCTCTCGTTGTGAAAAAGAATTTGAGCTTGATGTATTCCTGAGCAGACTGATTACTCTGGGCGAGACAGAGGTGGAACTAGCCCTGTGCCATGAGTGTCAGCACAAGCTATGCCCCAATGTCTGGCTTACGTTTTACGCCCCTGCTTTTTTGAGCTATCACTAATTTTCTTTTTTTCGTGCAGGAGTTCGGCCCATAGCTCGGCTTTTTTCAGGTCGCTGGCATGGGCCGTGTTGGTTGTGGACAGGTCTTTCTGAAGTTTTTCGAGGGCTTCACGCAACCCTTTCTCGATTGTGCTCATGCTTACACCGAAAAAGAATTAGTGGGGTTGTCGGGAACAGTCTGGGGTTTATTCTGTATCAGTTGTGCCGCTATGTATTCTTTGTCTTTTTCCGACAGGTTGTTCTCTTTCCAGTCGGCAAAGATAATTTTTGTTTGGCCGGAGATGGTACGTCCTTCCACTTTGGCAATTATCTTGATTTCCTCGTAGATTTCCCGAGGAAGCAGCACTGATTTCCATTTATTTAGGTTCATGTTTCTCCTCCTTATCTGCGATTATATCGGACAATATATTAATTTTCTACCGCTTCGCCCCAAGAAGGCCCCATTTCTATGTCACAGTGGTTAGGAACCGTCAATTCTACGGCGTTTTCCATAATCTGTGCCAACATTTCGGCATGGCGTTTGTTCTCCACAGAGAAAGCCAACTCATCATGGATTTGAAGAAGGGGAATGTCACCGGCCTCGCACACATCTACCATGGCTTGCTTCGTCATATCTGCCGCCGAGGCTTGGATTAGCCGGTTCAAAGCCTTATAGGTGTAGCTTCGCTTGAGCCGGGTCGTTGGACCGTGGGCGGCGATTGCTTCTTCTTTAGGCAGCGCCTTGTGCATTTCAAATGTGGCGGGTTCCCAGAGATCAAAGCGACACTTGCGTCCTTTGATGGAGCGGATGCTGCCGGAAGAGCGTGGATCTTCGAGTCTTTTCTGTACGCCTTTGGTGAGCATTTTCACAAACGGCACCTTCTCATGGTAGTCCGCCGTCAATTGTTTGGCGTCTTCATCACTTATACCCAGTTCCACCGCCAATTTTTTGACACCCATGCCATAGAGCAAAGCCAGTGAAATAGTTTTGCCACGTTTTCTGTCGATTCCGGCCATTTGGGCCACCATGCTGTGGAAGTCAGCCTTGGGGTTATCCTGGTACTCCTTAACAAAAGCATCCAACCCGGGCATCATTTCCTTCCTGAAGTCACTGAACACTTTGGCGTAATGGGTCATTATGCGTGGCTCTTGCTGACTGAAATCAATTGCCGCCCACTGGCGTCCTTCTTCGGGAAGAAACAAACGCCGGATCATAGGCCCGAGTTCAGGGTCACGACTCGGCAACTGCTGCAGGTTAGGATTGTTCATGCTGATTCTTCCGCTGACGGTCCCCCCGTCGCTGGATCTCACTTGGTTGATATGGCTATGGATGCGTCCGTTGTGGACATGCTTGAGGATGGAGTCCAGAAAGGTGCCGTGGACCTTGTTCAGGTTTCGGGCTTGCACGATTAGCTGGGGTAGCTTGTGTGGGTGTTCGCTCAGAAAAGATTTGGTGAAGGAAGGAGCGCCCTTATCTGTCTTGGGATAGGACAGCCCCGCTGCATCAAACGCCGTAGCTATGCTGGCCGCAGCCCATATCTCCACGTTACTCCCGGCGAGCTTTTTTATTTCCCGCAGGGTTTCCTTCTCGCGTTTAAACAGCGCTTGCTTACTGCGCTCCGCTTCGTCCATGTCTATCCGGATACCCAATTCAGTCATACTCACCAGATGGGGCAGCAGGGAAGTTTCAAGATTCCAGATGTCCCAGAGGTCTTCCTTGGTCAACAGGGTTTTGAGATGGTGCCACAGTTCGAGGGTGATCTCCGCATCTGCCTCGGCGTAGGGGCCGACGTACA